GGCCCTGGCCCGCCTCCGCGAACTGAAGATCATCAGTAGCGAGATATGGCTACGCCCGGACGGCTCGATCGGCGGATCGTCTTACTACGTGTTCATGGTCCGCCCGGCCGCCCGCGCGTCGCCTGGGCCCCCTGACACGTCGCCTACGGCTCCGAATCAGGGGGCCCAGGCGACGCCGCCGCCCGGAGACTGCGAGTTCGGAACTATCCCAATGATCGACTACTCAGGCCAAATCCGACGCTAGGTGACCCCATCCACGCGGTCACCCCTACCGGCAGAACTGCGGGCAGGGGTACCGGCAAACCCGCCGGGGGGTACCCGCGTGGATGGGGTGGCAAGAACAGACCAAAAGACTTACCAAACAGCAACAGACCAAACCCCAAAACCCTGCTTGAGAACCCGGCTGCCAGTTCGCCTGTGGACAACCCGAAAATGACGCCACCCCCCGACAGAAAGATGATCATGGAATCGCTTACGATCACCACCAACCTCGATCAGACACCGTGGGTTGACCTCTACGGCCTCGACGGGCAGATGGGAAAGATCGCCCGCATCGGCCTGCTCCCCGAGGGCACAGCCAATGGCCGACCAACCGTCAGCCTGCTGATCGAGATCGAGACCGACGACGGCGGGGGCGTAGGCGGAACCCGCACCCGCACCATCGTCGCCGAGACGACCTGGGACCTCCTGCACACCGCCGTCAGCGCGCTCGCCGCGGGCCCGATCGTCACCGCGCTCCCACCGATCGCCTGATGCACCGCCACCGCGACACGACCCGCGACACCCAGGCGATCATCGGCGTACTGATCTTGGCCGCGCTCGCGCTCGCCGCAGTGATCACGATCACAGGCCTGATCGCCGCGGTTCTGGCCGCCGGCCAGCTGGTCGGCACCGACCCCCACTCGACCCCCACCATTTCGGAGCACTCATGAGCGCCAAATCCGCCGGCTGGCACGGCGTAGGCCAGAACCCCGTAGACCGCCGCCCACCCGCCCCACCACCCGAACGCGCCTGCAAGTCCTGCGGCAGCACCGGCGGGCCCTGGGCGACCGCCCTGCTCTGCTCGGACTGCGGCAACGCCGGAATACTCACCGCCGACCTTCTGAAGCCCCGATGAGCGGCGACGAGATTCGCAGCGACGCCGCTTGGGCGCCACTCGCCGATCGTGCGTTCGCCGCCTACCTGCGCGGAGACGAGACGATCGCCGCCAACCTCATACTCCGGATCGTCACCGAATACGGCCAGGAGTGCATCATCGGAGCCATCAGCAACTGGCTGGACACGGTTATCGTTCGCGGTTTCGGGGTAACCGAGTTTCAGCCCTCAGCAGGGATCAAGTTCGCCGGAATAGAGCCTGACGGCTCGGTTGAGTCGCTCAGGTACGCCGACGGCAGCCAATCACGTGAGGTCGTCTGGGCGGGCCGCATGCTGGTCGCCCGTATCACCGGCGACCGCGACCTGTGGGAGGCACTTATACGATCCGTCCTCGACGACCCCGACCTCACCGATGCCGGGTGGGGCGAATACGTCCACGTCACCCTCGACTGCTGCGCCCTCACCTTCAAACGCCTCCAATCGCAAGGCAGCACACGATGACCGCCGCATCAAAACGCCAACGTCTGTTGCGGATAGCGACAAAAGACGCCCAGAAACTCTTAGAGATCGCACCCTCACACAGGTGGTTCAAGGAACAATTCCCCGGCTTCGACGCCCTGGTGCGCCATGCTGATTGGACCAACACCCAAGGGAAAGAGCGATCCAATGGAACTGGCGACGTACCCCAAAGCGGCAGCTTCGTGTGGTTCGGAGCACCAGATACCTGGCCCCCGCCCCCAGACAGTGATTGATTGCCCGCAATGCGAACTCGGATCACACGAACGATGCCAATCAGCCGAGCAAGTGGCGATCGATCACGGCGCGAACACATGGCTGTGCTGCTGCGATAGGGAGGCGAGTGTCTAAAGCGTGGGCGGGTGGCAGCACGACGGCCTGGCGGAAGCTGCGCGCCGCCGTGCTGCTACGCGACGGCGGCCTTTGCCAGATCCAAAAGCCAGGGAAGTGCACCACCGTCGCCACATGCGTGGATCACATCGTGCCCAAGGGCGAGGGCGGGCCCGATGAGCCAGGCAACCTGCGCGCGAGCTGCGATCCGTGCAACGTGCCCGATAAGGACAGGGCAAACCCCGACCCCCGCCCTGTCACACGGTGGTGAGGGTGCAGCGTGCAGCGTTGCGCTACACGCTGCACCCATGACCCGCACTGAACTGATCATGGGTGTGCTGCTGATCAGCGCACTGCTGGGCACAGCAGTGGTGGTCTGGCATCAGGGGTGGTGGTGAGACAGCACGTCGACTGTGTCTCATTGATCAACACGAGCAGGGAACCATGATCTGTTACATCAGTGCAGGTCAGAGACGTGTACCCCTAACAACATCTGAAAAATAAAGATCATCGGCCGATTTTTCCCAAACCGGCCGACCCCGAACACCTACCACCTGTTTCTCTCTCCCCCCGACCGCGATTGGAGCTCCCGTGACCCGAGCGGAAAGGATCGCCGCGGCCGTCGCAACGCATGATCAAGAGTGCAACTGTGATCCTCGGTACCTCATGAGCTGCCCGAGAATGGCCGCGGCGATCCTCAAAACGGTGAACTGATGGCCGCCCGCCGCCCGCCGGTCCCCAGAACCATGATCGCCGCCGTCGAGCAGGCGATCAAAGCCGGAGATATCAAGCGGCAGGACGTCGCAACCGTCGCCCTGGCCAAGATGTACGCCGCCGCCGTCGACCGCGGCGAACTGGAGCACGGCCCGAAGCTCCTGGCCGCCCTGACCGCGCTCGGCTGCACCCCCGCCGGGCGCCGGATCCAGCAACAGGCCGACGGCTCATCCGTCGGTGCCCCGCCGGCCACCACCACGGTGGTGACCGGCGGTCCGACGGGTGGTGAGCCCGTTGTCAATCCTCTCGCTGTCCTTCGGGACGATCGAACCCTTCGAGAGACCGGCCGCCCGCTCTAGCGTCAAAGGATCCACCACCCCCCGCCTCTGGACCCCCGCGCTAGCCGTCGGCCCACCCGGACCGTGCGGGTGCGGGTGCGCCCTGACCCCCGCCACGTCCCTCGGATACGAAGCGGTCTGGTTCGCCGAGCACGTACTCGAGGTCCGCCTCATGCCCTGGCAGCGATGGCTCTTGATCCACATGCTCGAGCTGAACAGTTTCGGCGCGTACCGGTTCCGAACCGTGCTGGTCCTGGTCGGCCGCCAGTCCGGTAAGACAACCCTGATGGCCGCGCTCGCCCTCTGGCGCCTACTCGTCGACGGAGCCGAGCTGGTGCTCGGCACCAGCACGAACCTCGACTACGCGAAAATGGCGTGGGTCAAAGCCGCCGACTACGCCGAGCACTCGCCCTGGTTGGCCGGCGAGTTCCGCCGCGGCCGCGACGGGCGCGTCGGCCGGCGCACCAACGGTGAAGTGGCCCTCGAAATGACCCCTGTCGACCCCCGCCCGGGGGGCAGAAAACGCCGCCCAGGTCAGTACAAGATCGCCACCGCCGACCGGAAAGGCGGCCGATCGACGTCCGTCGACCTGCTGTTGCTCGACGAATTGCGCGAGCACAAGACCTGGGACGCCTGGTCGGCCAGCTCGAAAACGACGAATGCGCGCCCGCGCGGGCAGAAAGTAGCGATCACCAACCAGGGCGACCGGACCGGGATCGTCCTCAACCACCTCAGAGCCGTCGCCCTGGCCGGCCTCGGCATCGACGCCCCGCTCGAACCGGACGAGAACGGGATCACCGCCCACGTCGACCCCGACGACACGTTAGGGATCTTCGAGTGGTCCGCGCCCGACGGATGCGACCTCGACGACCGCCAGGCATGGGCCCAGGCCACACCAGCGCTCGGCTACACGGTGGAAGAGTCCTCGATCGCCTCCGACCAGCGCACCGACCCCCCCGGGGTGTTCCGAACCGAAGTGCTGTGCCAGCGCGTCGACGTCCTCGACGGTGCCATCGACGCCGACGACTGGACCGCGTGCCTCGACGAGACCGCCACCATGGACGCCCTGCGCTCGCGGATCGCCCTGTGCTGCGATGTGGCCCTCGACGGCACTCACGTCACCCTCGTGGCCGCCGCCGTGCGACCTGACGGGCGGGTGCAGGTCGAGACGATCGCCGCCTGGTCCGGGCCGGCCGCCGTCGAGGACTTCCGCCAGGCCCTGCCCGGCCACCGCGCCCGGATCCGCCCCCGCGTCCTCGGATGGTTGCCCGGAGGCCCCTCAGCGGCCCTGGCCGCCGATCTGGGCGACACGAAGGACCCTGAGGGCCGGAAGGTGACCCGCAAAGGCGTACGGGCCCTAGAAGGGGCTCTGGTTGGCGCGGCGTGCCAGGGTCTGGCACAGCAGGTGAAAGCCCACCGGATCCTCCACAACGGTGACCCGCTGCTACGCGCCCAGGTCACCGGCGCCGGAAAATTGATCACGGGCGACGGGTGGCGTTTCGTGCGCCGCGGCGGGCCCACCGTCGACGCCGCCTACGCGCTCGCCGGAGCCGTGCACCTGGCCCGCACCCTTCCCAAAGCGGTCGGCAAGCCTCGACTGGTCACCGGATCCGGCCAAAAGCCCAGGTGAGCGCCTACCATGCGCAGCATGGGCTTATTCAGTCGGTGGCGGGTGGTAAAGGCGATCGCCGACGCCCCCCAGCGCCCAGCACGCCCCAAATTCGACATCACCCCCGCCGACATCGACCCCGCCCTGTTCGGCCTCGCGTCCTGGTCGACCACCCTGCTGATCGAGCCACGAATCAGCCGGCGCGAAGCGATCCAGTGCGGCGCGGTCAAGCGCTCGCGGGATCTGATCGCCGGAACCATCGGATCGTTGCCGATGTGCCTCTACGACGGCCAGCACAACAAGGTCGAAGGATCGGTGACCAGTCGTCTGCTCGATCAGCCGGAGGTCGACCGGCCAGCGTCCGTCACCTTCACCCAAACGGTGGAGGACATGCTGTTCGAGGGGGTCGCGTGGTGGCGGGTGGTGCAGACCGGAACGAGCGGATACCCCACCCGGGTGCGCCGCCTCGACGCCCGATCGGTCGACATCCGTGGGCAGAACCAAGCCTATGTGCGCTCCGACGGCACCCCGCAGGGATCCGTGTGGGAATGGGTGCCCGAAACGGCCATGATCCGTTTCGAGTCACCGAACGACCCCCTGTTGGTCGCCGGGGCCCGAGCGATCCGTACCGCCCTGCGGTTGGACGCCGCCGCCTCCCGGATGGCCGAGGAGCCGATGCCGCAGGGCTATTTCGAGCCCGCCGAGGGCGCGGATCCGGCCGACGACACCGAGATCGCCGACATTCTCGACGACTGGAAGATCAGCCGGCAGACCCGCTCCACCGGATACGTTCCCGCAGCGCTGAAATACAACGTCGTGCAGTGGTCCGCGACGGACATGCAACTCGCCGCGTCCCGCGATTTCGCCGTGAAAGAGATCGCCCGGCACGCGGGTGTCGACTCCGAAGACCTGCAGGTGTCGACCACGAGCAGGACGTACGTCAACGGTGAGCAACGCGCCCGCGACCTGATCAACTTCACGCTGCGCGCCTACATGAGCGCGCTCACCGGCCGACTGTCCATGGGCGACATCACCCCCCGCGGGTACAAGGCCGAGATCGACCTCGACCAGTTCCTCGAGGCCGACAGTAAGACCCGCTGGGAGGTCTACCAGATCGCCAAGAACCTCGGCGCGGCCACCGTCGACGAGATCCGCGCGAAGGAGAATGAGCCGGCCCTACCCGAAGAACCGGCCATGCCCGCAACCCCACCCATGCCCCTGGCCCCACCAGTGCAGCCACCCGGCAGCAACGTGGTTCCGATGGTTCCGATGCACACCGCCGGTACCGCCGGGTACGCCGCGGACGCCGCCGCCGGTATCGCGAGCTTCGCTTTCGACGCCCCCGGATCCGTGCTCGTCGACCGCGGCGCCCGCACCATCACCGGCCTGGCCGTCCCCTACAACGTGGCCAGCAAACTGAAGTACGGCCGCCGCTGGTCCTTCGACGCCAACTCGCTGCTCCTGCGCGACCCCGTGTCGAAAACGAAGCTCCTGGTGCAGCACGACCGCGCCCAGGCCGTCGGCAAAGTCCTCGAATTCACTCAGACCCCCGACGGCCTCATCGTCACGTTTCAGGTCGCCCGCGGGCCCGCCGGTGACCACGCCCTCACGATGGCTGAGGACGGGATCTGGGACGGCCTGTCGCCGGGCCTGGGCGACGGGGGCACGTACACCGAATGCTCCGACGGCACGCTGCGCCCCGTAGGCGTACCGCTCGCCGAAATCAGCCTCACCCCTGACCCCGCGTTCGACGACGCCCGAGTGTCCGCGGTCGCGGCCTCGGCCTACTGAGAAAGGCTCACCTGATGCCCTGCGCACTCTGCAACACCATCCACGCGGAGGGCACCCCCTGCGCGGGCACCCCCGCCCCGCCCACATTCGACGCCGCCGCGTTCACCGCCTCGATCGAGGCCGCGATCGCCTCCGGTTTCAGCGCCCAAGCCGCCGCCGCGGCCGCCGCCCCCGGCCCGGAACGAGTGCCGATCCTGGCCGGCACCGGCGCTGTGGTCAACGAACCGCTCCCGTACCGGTTCGACGGTGGGCCCTCCACGTTCTGCTTCTCCAAAGACCTGATCGCCTCCCTGAAGCACAACGACGCTGAGGCCGCCCAGCGCATGGAGGGATTCTGGGAACAGGTCGGCCCCATGTTCAACATCGCCACCGCCGACGTCGCCCAGATCAACCCCAACGTCAACCGCCCGGACCTCTACGTTGACCAACGCGAATTCGACTACCCCATGTTCTCGGCGATCAACTCCGGCACGCTGCAGGACAACACCCCCTTCGTGGTCCCCAAATTCGCCACGTCGAGCGGTCTCGTGGCCGACCACGTCGCCGGAGTCGAGCCGACCACGGGCGCGTTCACGACCGGCGCCCAGACGATCACCCCGACCCCGCTCTCCGGCAAAGCGGTCATCAACCGTGAGGTGTGGGACCAGGGCGGCAACCCCATGCTCGACACGATCCTTTGGCGCCAGATCGTCAGGGCGTACTACGAAGGGCTGGAGGCCTTCATCCAAGCCCAGCTCGTCGCCAACGCCGCCTCGATCGTCGACATCACGGTGACGACCGCAGCCGTCGACGCCGCCCTCGACGCCTCCCTCACCAGCCAACTCGCCGTCCTGCAATACGTTCGCGGCGGCAACCACTTCCGTGACTTCTTCCTACAGATCGACCTGTTCAAGGCCCTGATAGCGGCGAAAGACACCGCCGGGCGGAAGTTGTACCCGTACCTGTCGCCGCAGAACGCCACGGGCACCGTCGCCGCGTTCTTCGGCGCGATCGACATCGGCGGCTTGGCCGGGCGCCCAGCCTGGGCGACCGCCGCGACGTCGGTCAACCCCGGATCGTCCTGGTTGCTCGACCGCGGCGACGTCCACTGCTGGGCGACCGCCCCCCGCAAGATCACCATGGACGCGATCAAGGTCGCCACCGTCGAAGTCGGCGTGTGGGGGTACAAAGCTTTTGCGATCACCGACATCACCGGTATCCGCGAAGTGATCTACGACCCGGTATAACCCCCAGGACGGGTGGCCTGCCCGGGTCCGACGCTCTCCGAAGGGCAGGCCACCCCCAATTGCAGGACGAAACGGACAATCGATGGAAGGACACGACATGCCGCCACGTGGCAGCAAAGACTCACCCGCCCCCGAAGGACTTCAGCCGACCGGACCTGTCAACTCCGAATCGGGCCCGCCCAAGGGATGGGTACAGGACGCCGAAGGACGCTGGGCAGCACCGGTCTGGCACGTCTATTCGGGCGAGATCACGTTGCCGACGGACCGGGCGATCAGTCAGGGCCAGGTCGAGGACCTGCGCGCCACCGGCAGGGTCGGCAACCCCCTCGACGGGCGAGAGGACTTCGTCCTCAACCCGGACACGGGTGTCATCACCGTCGAGGTCCGCCCGATCCCCACGGAGCCGCGCGACCCGCGCCCACCGGCCGGCCAGAGCACTCCCGCGCCTCTGCCCGGGGTCTGAGCCATGGTGGTGACGCTCGCGACCCTCAAGGCATACCTCAAGAGCGCCGCCGCCCAATGGTCGGACCCGGAACTCACCGCGGCGATCGCCACCGAGACGATTGCGCAAGCACAGAAAGTGCAGGTAGCGGCAGCGATCGCCGCAGGAGACACGGCCGCCATCGATGAGGCCCTGCACCGGCGGGTGCAGGCAAACCTCGCCCGCCGGGCCCTGCCGCTCGGCGTGATCAGCGCATCCGGCGACGGAACGCCGGCCACGTACCTGCCGGGCACCGACCCCGAGATCCGCCGCCTTGAGGGCCCGTGGCGACGCCGGAAAATGGGCTGACACCGTGACCCTGCTGCTCGCCGTCCGCCAGGAGATCGCCGCCGCCCTGACCACCGTGTCCGGGATCACCGGGTACGCCGACCCACCCTCGATCATGGCGCCCGGCGGTGCGTGGCCGCTCCTGGTCAACCTCACCACCGCCGACCACCTCCCGGCCGGAGTGTTCCTGGCCCAATGGCGGATCATCCTCATCACCGGCGGCACCCCCGAGGATGGCCTCACCTTCCTTGACGCCCAGCTCGTGCCCGTCCTGGCCGCGCTCGCCCCCCACGGTTGGATCACCACCGTCACTCCCGTGACGATCGAAACCACATCATCCGGAACGCTCTACGGAGCAGAAATCACCCTCGTTAGGGAGTGACCTGAAATGCCAGCTTACGCAGGTGCTTTCGTCATCCGAAACGCCTTAGTCTCGTTCGCCGCCACCGACTTCACCAACCAGTGCACGAAAGCGCGACTCGTGCCCGAGACCCCGACGCAGACCCTACGCACGCTCGTCCCGGACGGGGCGATCGTCGACGTCGACTCGACCGTCTGGACCCTCGAACTGTCCGGCATCCAAGACTGGGAAACGGGAGGTTTCGCGGCCTACTGCAACACCAACAACGGCGCCCTTGTCGCCGTCACCATCGCCCCGCAGAACACCACCGCGAAACGGAAAGCCACGATCAGCGCCCGGGTCGTGCCCGTTCCGTTCGGTGGCGACCAGGGAAAATTCGCCGACTTCGACCTCACGTTGGCCTGTAACGGCCAACCGGTCATCGCGGCGCTGCCCTGATGGCCGCGACCCGACTCAAGATCGAGGTCTGGTACGTCGACGACGACCCCGACCTCGACGCGCCCCTGTCGGTGTGGACCGACCAGCGGGATATGGCCGCTTTCGAGGGAGCGTTCAAGGTCGGTTACCTCTGGGCGATGGACAACCAGCCGGCCACCCTCTTTCGGTGGATCACATGGCACGCCCTGCGCCGCACCGGCCAGCTCGACCCACCCGACCGCAGCAACGCCGAGTGGGACAAAACGGTTATCGCAGCGGAGGCCGATCTACGGGATGTCCCGGCGGTCCCTACGAACCAGGATCAGTCAGGCGAAACCTCCTGATCCTGGCAATCGTCACCGGCCAACCATTCCTCACCGAAGTGCTCCACTGGGAACCGGAGGACGTGGCCACCGCCGCGGAATGGCTCGACGACCAGAACGACGCGCAACGCGACACACAGACAGGATGACCACCATGCAGGTCGACGTCAGCGGAGCCCAGGGAATCGCCCTGGTCGCCAAACGCGTGCGCCAGCTCGGCTCCGACCGCACCATCATCAACAACCTGACGAAGCGGATCCGGACCGGGATCGCCCCCATCGCCCGGCCAGCGGTCCGCGCCTCAGCGCTCGCGACTCTGCCGGCCGCCGGGGGCCTGGGCGCGTGGGTCGCGCGGGTGCGCGTGCTGGTGCAGGTGCGCCGGGGCGCGCAAACGGCTGGAGTCACGATCAGCGCCGGGCGCAACTCAGCCGGCGGACGCTCCGACATCAGGGCCATCGACGCCGGGGGAGTGCGCCACCAGACGTTCGGCCACCGCCCGTGGGTCACCCAGTCCGTGCCCGCCGGTTTCTTCTCTCAGGCGATCGACGAGACCGCGGTCCTGGCGTTCCGTGAGATGACCGTCGCCGCCGTCGACGAGAGCGTGAGGGCCCTGCTGTGAGCAACCCCCGCGACGCCCAGGTCGACATCACCGGCACGAACAGGCTCGGCCCGCCCACCAGCGCCGCCGCCCGGGATCTGGAAAAGCTCAAGGCGAAAGTCGAGGCCACCGGCCGCAGCGGCAAGAGCATGTCCGACCGGTTTTTGGCCGGGGCGAAAGCGCTGCGCGGCGCCGCCCTGCTCGGCGCCGCCGCCGTCGCGAAGATCGGCGCTGACTCGATCAAGAACGCGAGTCAGGCCGAGCAGTCGATCGGCGCCGTGCAGTCCGTGTTCGGCAAGTACGCCAAGACGGTGATCAAGACCAGCAAAGGCGCCGCCGACGCCTACGGCCTGTCCGCCAACCAGTACCGCGAGTCGGCCGACATCATCGGCTCACTGTTCAAGAACCAGGGCGTGGCCGTCGACCAGCTGGCCGGCAAAACGAAAACGATCATCGGCCTGGGCGCGGACCTTTCCGCGGTCTACGGGGGTAGCGCCGCCGACGCCGTCGAGGCCCTGTCCTCCGCGTTCAAGGGCGAGTTCGACCCGCTCGAGAAATACGGGCTGTCCCTGAAACAGTCCACGATCAACACGGCCGCCTACGCCCTGGCCAACGTCAAAGGGCAGACCGCGTTCGGAAAACTGAGCACCGCCCAGCAACGCGCCGCCACCCAACAAGCCACCATGAACCTGCTCATGGGGCAGGGCAAGAGCGCGCTCGGCCAGTTCGCCGCCCAGACCGGAACGACCGCCGAGCAGACCCAGATCCTCAAGGCCAAGTACACCGACCTGACCGCCCAGCTCGGCGCGAAACTGCTCCCGATCGTCAACCGCGTGCTCTCCGCGGGCCTACGCCTGACCGCGTGGGCTTCGAAGCATCAGACCGCCGTCTACGCGGCCGCCGCCGCCACCGCCGTCCTGGCCGCTGGGATCCTCGCCCTCAATCTGGCCATGTTGGCCAACCCCTTCGGCCTGGTGGTGGTGGCCCTGGCCCTGCTGACTGCCGGGATCGTCGCCGCGTGGCGATCGAGCCAAACCTTCCGCTCGGCCGTGACCGCCGCGTTCAACGGCACGTTGGCCGTGATCCGCTTCGTCGTCGTCGGGATCATCGACAAACTCGGGATGATCGTGCACGCCGCGGCCGCCGCGTTCGGATGGGTGCCCGGGATCGGCCCGAAGCTGCGCGCCGCCGCGAAGAACTTCGACAAATTCCGCAACACCGTAAACTCCGCGCTCGCCGGCATCCACGACAAGTCGGTCAACGTGAACGTGCGTTACAACGGGCCGGCCACGATCCTCGGCCAGCGGGTGGCCGGTGGATCGTCCTCGCGGATCGGTGGAATCACCGCGTTCGCCGCGGGCGGCACGTTCGGCCTGGCCCTGCCCGGGGCGACGTCCCGCACCGGCGGGCCCACCCCGGTCACGGTGACCGCCGGTGCCACCAACGTGAGCACCGCCGTGTATCTCGACTCGGCTGTGATCCGCTCGATAGCCCGCACCGAAGTGAACGGCAGCGCCGCCACCCAGGCATGGCGTGCCCGCATAGGCAGGAGATAGACCATGCACCGGTACAAGACGTGGAACGGCCCGGCACCCACGATCGCCGCCCAGGCCAAGGTGACCACCGGAACGGTCATCAAAACCCTGCTTCAGCTCGCCACCCCGCCCACCCGGCAGCTACAGGTCATCAGTTGGGGTTTCTCCCTCGACGCCGTACCCGCGGCGCCCGGAGAAATGGAGCTGATACAGACCGATGTCGGGGCGACCGTGACCGCCCACGTGGCGTCCGGGGTGCAGCCCCTCGACCCGAACGCGCCCGCCTCGCTGCTCACCCTCGGCGTCGCCGCGACCGGGTACACGGCCACCGCCGAGGGCACCATCACCGCCACCCGGGTGTTCGACGCCGACCTCATCCCCGGCACCGCGGGCAGCACCGACCTCAACTACGCCTACCAGTTCATGCCCGACGAACGCCCGATCATCGCCGTATCCAAGTTCCTGCGGGTGCGCTCCACGTTCACCGCCGCCGTCAACGCCACGTGTTGGGTCGTCTGGGACGAATGACACCACCCGGCAGCAACCATGCTGCCACCTATTGCAGGACGAAACGGACACGTTGGGAGGTGTGAGATATGGGTGTCGCCGCACTGTTCGCCGGGCAACGATGGTGGCCCGGCGCGTCCATGGGCCCGCGCGCCGCCCCCGCCGGAGTACCGCCCTCGATCGAGGCCACCGAAGTCGACGTGTGGCCCCCCCGCGTCCTGCTCGCCGCCACCGGCCTGTCCGCCGGCCACACGGTCACCATCTACCGCGGCGCGCTCGGCGTCCGCACGCCGGTGCGCGGAGCCGACGCCATCACGACCACCGATGTGTCCCTGGTCCGCGTCGATGCCGAAGAACCGTTCGGGATCCAACTGACCTACGTTCTGAGCGTCGACGGGATCGACGTCGACTCGACCGTGATCACGGTGAACCTTCCCGGGGGTGACGTGGTCGCCGCCACCGACGCAGTCACCGGCGCCGCCGCCTCGATCCGCGTGGTGGCCTGGCCCGAACGCACACGCGCCCGCCAGGCCACCACGTTCACGGTGGCCGGCCGAGCAATCGTGGTGGCCGCGCCCCGCGGAGGCTTCTCCGGGCAACTCGACGTCTACACCGACACCACCGCCGCGGCCGACAACTTCGACGCCCTGCTACAGCACGCCACCGCCGCCACGATCCAGCTCCGCGCCCCGATCCCACTCGACCCCGCCAAGCATTACGACCGGTTCGACTGCTACATCGCCGTCCTGGCCGACACCGAGAAACGCTGGTCACAGGACGGCTCGGACCCCCAACGACTCTGGTCCCTCGACGTCGTCGAGGTCGGCCCGTGGGATCCATCCCTCAGCACTCGCGGCTTCACCTATGGTGACGTCGCGCTCGCCTACACCGGCCTGACCTACGCCGACCTGGCCCGCGGCTACGGCTCATATCTGGCGATGGATCAAGGCGACTTCTCATGATCAGCATGAGCAGTGTGGCGGCCGCCCAGGTCACCACCGCCCCCGTCAGCATCCGGTACGTGCGGATCGAGTCGTGGCTCGGCGACCTGCTGCTCTCCGACGACGTGCCCTGCACCGGCGCCAGTGAGGACCAGGACGCCTCCCTACGGGTCCCCGAACGGCTCACGTTCACCGTCCCGGCCCTCGACGCCGTCTACTCATGGGTCCCGACATCGTTCGCCTCACCGCTCGGCGCGTTCGGCCAGCGGGTGCGCGCGAGCCTGGGAATCGAGATCGACAACGGGCAGATCGAGTGGGTGAACCGCGGGTGGTTCGTGATCAACACCTCATCCACCGATGGCGACGCGGTCACCGTCGAATGCCTCGGCCTGCTCGCCCTGGTCGACGAAGCCGTCCTGGCGAACGAGTATCAGCCGGCCGCCGGCCAGGGGATCGCCGCCATGCTCCGCGACCTACTCGAGCCGGGCATCACGATCAACGACGACGCCGCCCCACCCGACCGGGTAGCGCCGGCCACGATCACCTTCAGCGACAACCGCCTAGACGCGGTCCTCTCGATCCTCGACGCCTGGCCGGCCACCGCCGCCATGGATCCGGGCGGTTTCCTGGCGATCACCGATCCGCCGCCGCTCGCGACCGCCGCCGCCGCCGTGCTTCACCTCACGGACGACGGCGGCGGCACGGTGATCAACTATGGGGGATCGGTCACCCGCGAGGGAGCATTCAACGCGGTGGTAGCGAAAGGCCAGTATCCGGACGCCGACGCGACCAGGGCCGGGCAGGAGATACTCGCGACCGCCGCCGACACCGACCCCAACTCGCCCTACCGCCTCGGCGGGCCGTTCTCGCCCTACACCGTGCCCTACGGGTACGCCTCGCCCCTGATGAGCACGCCCCTGATGGTCACCAAAGCGGCCATCTCGACGTTGCGCCGGCTACGCCGGGCGGCATCCCTCACCCTGAGGGTTACCGCGGCGCCGCACCCCGGGATACAGCTCGGCGACGTCGTCACCCTCACCAGCGCTCGCCTCGGCCTCAACGGCGCCGTGGGCACGATCGACGCCTTCACCCTGCCCTACCACCCGGACGGTGGGCCCATGGCCCTCACGGTCCGCTTGGGGGTCTGAGCGGCATGGATTTCGCCGGTACCCGCACGGCCCGCGGCAGCACGGTGGTCACCGGTTTCGTGACGACCGCGATCACCGCCGGGAAAACGATCACCGTCACGATCAACGGCACCGACATCGTGTGCAGGGCCGACCGCGACCTCACCGCAGGTGTCGGCGACGTGGTCTACGGCCTGCGCATGGCCGGCCAGGTCATCATCACCGGCAGACTGTTCACGGCCGCGACCGCCCCACCAGATCCCGAGACCAGTAAGCCCCCCCCACCAGTGAAGCCACCCACCGTCACCGGCACACTGGTCATCACCCCCGTTGAAACCCGCTCGTATCGGCCGAATTTCGGGTGGCGCACCGACAACGACGACATCTATCAGGGCGAGTACGGCAACAACGGCAACCACGTCGGGTGCGCCTTCTATGGCAACAAACCCCGATCACTGAAAAACGCCACCGTGACGAGTGCCAGCATCCGCGCGAAGCGGTTGTCCGGGGGTGACTTCGCGGCCCGCACCACCACCTTGCAGCGGATCGGCAACCGCACCAAGCCGGGCGGATCGCCCTCGATCATCGGCGGCACCGTCAACGGCCCTCGCCTGGCGGTCGGCAAGTCTGACACCACCATCACGATCCCGACGTCCTGGGCTCAGGATCTTGTCGACGGTAACGCGGGCGGCCTGGCGATCCGCGACACCAGCGGCACCCCCTACGTGCGCTTGGCCGGGCACGCCGCCTGGTCGAGCTCGTTCATTCTCACCATCAAATGGAAACGGTGACCTATGCCCAGCACAACCAGCGGCATCGTGTATCCGGCCTCGACCGACGACGTCGACGTGCCCGGAGACATGCAGATCATGGCCGCATCGGTTCAAGCCCTGTTCGACGCGCTCGCCGCCCCGTGGCAGGACTTCGCCCCCGGCCTGTCCGCTAACTCGTTCGTGGTCACGATGGGCGCCGGGGGAGTGAGCCAGGGAAGGTACAAGCAGATCGGCCAAACGGTGTTCTGGTCGGCCCGATGGGTGTTCGCCACCGGGGCCAGCATCCCTGCTGGTGACCTGCAGTTCGCCCTGCCCGTCGCGAACAGGGTCGGCACCGCCGGAGACCTGCAGGACACCCTGGGATCTTGGACCGCCCGCGACCAGTCACCCCTAGGCCACTACTCCGGATCCGTCGGCAGCTTCGACGGCCTCAACCAGGCCACCCTCTCCGGCGCATGGTTAGACACCCTGACCCAGCCCAGTTTCAAGCGCATGACCGGTCTAGTGCCGTTCACGTTCGCCCCCACCGACGTCATCACCGCGGGCGGAACCTACGAAGCGGCCTGAGACACTCGACCTCATGCCCACTTCACAGAACGGCTGGCCTGTCCTCGCCCGCAACGAGCTGCGATGGTTCACCGCCGCCGCCGGCCGATTCGCCGCCGCGAACACAGCCGTCGCCGAGATCGCCGCCTACCTGATCACCCGGTTCGACGCGGAAGTCGAGCCGATCGAAGGGCCCGTCCTCGACGACTGGTCCTATGCCAACCGGCCGGTAACCGGTGGCAAGGTCCCCAGCAACCACGCCAGCGCGACGGCCTGGGACCTCAACGCCCTACGCCACCCCCGCGGCGCGAAAGGCACCTACTCGATGCGGCAGGAAACGGCCGTGATGAAGATCCTCGACTCGATCACCGACAACGCCGGCCGCCCCATCATCCGATGGGGCGAGCACTATGAGCACGCCACCGTCGACGGCATGCACTTCGAGCTCGTCGCCACCCCCGCCCAAGCCCAACAAGCCCGGATCCGTTTGGAGAACGCCAAAATGCAGGTCACCGACATCACCCCCGAGGCCGCCGACCAGATCGCTGACGCCCTGCTCACCCGCGACCGGATCCCCAACGACGACCCCGCCAACCCGTTCTGGCGATTCGACTCAGTCGCCGCCCGCACCAAACGCAACACCGACCTCATCCCCCAACTGCTGGTCGCCGTCAAGAACCTCAGCGACGCCCAGGGCTCCCTCGTGGCCACCCTCGCCGCCATCGGCGACCAGCTCGCCGCGATCGCCGAACGACTGCCCCAGCCACCGCAGTGACCGACGACGAACCACCAGACTCCGCATTCGAGCGAGGCAAGCTCGCCGGCCAGATCGACGCCCGCCTAGCCGGGCATGACAAGCACTTCGCCTCGATCAACGGACAGCTCGAGAAAATCGGCCACAGCATGGCCGCTCTAGTGCTCGGCATGCAGCGCCTGGGCGACGCCGCCGACGCCGACCGGAAAACAGTCGTCGTCACCGCCACCGCGCTAGAAAACGCCGAGAAAGCCAGGCGTGACAAAACGGAGCAGACCTGGTCACCATGGCAGCGCACCGCCGTACTCATAGGCGCGTGCGCGGCAGCGCTCGCCGTCTACCTAGGCATCAGAGGCATCTGATCGCCGCGACGGGTGCCCACGGGTACCATCGGCACCGCGGAACGCTGCTAGGGCCCGCACACCTCACGTGGTGTGCGGGCCCGCGTTCACGTTGGAGGCGGGCCCGGGATCCGGGTAAACACGGATCCGGGGCCCGCGGTATCAGAGACGATCGCCGACGACACGACCGTGATCTTGCTCAACGCCACCCACCACCGCCCGGGGAAACAACCGGATTCGAGCCGGTCCCGGACATGCCCGCGGATCCCGAGCATCCGGCACGCCCGCGGCCAGTGGATCGCACCGCCGGTATCGACCACAACCCTGTACCGCATCCGGTCACAGTTCAGCCGATCCGACGTCAACCCCAGATCCGCCCTGGTCGGCGAGTCAAGATCCGTCAACCACACCAATTCGATGTTCAGCAACGGGTGCAGCGACGGCCGAAGGAAACCATCGGCCATGATCTTTCGTATCGAGTCGTCACACGTGTAGTGGTAAAGCCTCACCGCCATAGATCCACGTGCACTCGCGGAACCCGCCGAAACCAGCGCAACACCAACTGATTCAACCGCCAATCCCACCCGCACACGGCGCAATGAAAATCGATCTGCTCCTGCTCGAAACCCTTATAAGAATCGTATGTCAGCCGATCAGGCAACACGCACAACCCCGGCCGATGCCCAGGAATAGGCGTGCGCTCGCCGGTCACTGGTGGATCCCGATACTCATCACGATCCGCACCGGGTGATCGTTTACCGACCCGTTCCAATGGTGACGGCATCGTTCACGATCGGTGCTCAGGTGCCATTCGTAAGCGTCCGCGCCGAAACCGAGCCGCGCCGCCAAAGCATGCCCGTCGGTGAGGTCGCCGCTCAACACCTGAACCACGATCGCCGCGTCGTAGCTGTGCAACCTGAAGTCGACCTTGACCTCAGGATCGGGGTCGAGCTGCACCGCGATCAGGGCCAGAGCCGACGCCCCCGAGAACATCACTCTCGACGTATCAGCTAGTTCGATCAGCATTTCCGCTCCGATGCTTGGCGTTCAATGGCAACTAGTGACAACCTAGACCTAAGTGTCAGCAGTAGTCAACCCTTGACCACGTGTGCAATTGTTGGACCCAAGCACCCACGAGAAAGGATCACCCGATGGAACTGCCGACACTGGTCGCCGCCGACTACCTCACGCTTCACGAGGTCGCCGAGCAACTCGGCAAATCGCGGCGCACCGTCTACCGCTGGTCCGCGCTCGCACGCACCGGCCACCCACACAACGGGCCAGCGTTCACCCTCTACGCCGGGCGCGTAGTCGTCCGCCGCGAGGACCTAGAGCGATACGCGCAAGGTGAGCGGATCGCCGGATGAGCACCCCGCCGGCCGAAGCGGGCCCACCGATCGCCGAACGCTCCGATATCGGCCAGTTCGCGATCGTGCCCGTGTGGATGCTCGATATGGGCTTAAACGGGGGAGAAATCAAAAACCTGGTCGCACTGCTGACGTGGGTCAACCGCGAATCGGGTGAGGCATGGCCGCGGATCAAGGAAATCGCCGACCGGGCCAAAACCAGCGAGACGACCACCGAACGGGCCCTGGCCCGCCTCCGCGAACTGAAGATCATCAGTAGCGAGATATGGCTACGCCCGGACGGCTCGATCGGCGGATCGTCTTACTACGTGTTCATGGTCCGCCCGGCCGCCCGCGCGTCGCCTGGG